CACGCAGCTTCGCGCCGACGACGGGAGCGCCTACGTCGAGATCACGTCCGGCGGGGCGGTTACGGCGGTGGGGCCCTCGTCCGTCACCGTCAGAAGCGGCGGCTCCATCACGCTGGACGCCCCGCGGATCGTCATCAAGGGGCTGCTCTCCATGCAGTCGCAGGGCGGCGGCGCGACCACGGCCACGCTCGCCGGATCGCTCAACGCCACGGGCGACGTGACCGCATCGAACATCAGCCTCAACAGCCATACGCACCCCGGCGACAGCGGGGGGACCACGGGAGGCCCGCAATGAAATACCGCAAACTGACGGAAAACGGCGACTACGCCTTCGGACGCGGCGGCGCGGACATGCACGCCGACACCCCGGAAGCCGTGGGGCAGGCCGTCCTGACCCGGCTGAGGCTGTTCGCGGGGGAATGGTTCGTCGACCTCAAGGAAGGGACGCCCTACGTCCCCGGCGTGCTCGGCAAGCACACGCAGGACACGTATGACCCCGTCTTCCGCGAGCGGATACTGGATACGGAAGGCGTGACCGGCATCGTTTCGTATGCCTCCTCCTTCGACGGCGAAACCCGCAAACTCTCCGTGCGGGCCGTCATCGGCACGGTCTACGGGGAAACGACGATACAGGAGGTTTTCTAATGGCGCTCGCCACCATCGACGAAACCGGGCTGCACCTGCCCGACTATCCCACGGTCCTTGAGGACGTCAAAGCCCGTTTCCGGGGCATTTACGGCGACGACCTCTATCTTGGGCCCGACAGCCAGGACGGGCAGCTCTGCGCCGTCTTCGCCCTCGCCCTGCACGACGCCTATACCCTCGCCGGGAGCGTCTACAACGCCTATTCCCCCGCCACGGCGCAGGGGACCGGGCTGTCCCGCATGGTCAAGATCAACGGCCTCCGGCGCAAGCCCTCGGGCCGCAGCACCGTCGACCTGCGCCTTGTGGGGCAGGCCGGGACGGTCATCCGGGGCGGCATGGCCGGGGACGCCGCCGGGAAACGCTGGCTGCTCCCCGACGAGGTGGCCATCCCGCAAAGCGGCGAGATCACCGTGACCGCCACGGCGGAGGAGAGCGGGGACATCCGGGCCGCCGCCGGGGACATCGTCAAGATCCTCACGCCCGCCCGGGGCTGGCAGTCCGTGGGCAACCCCGCCGCGGCCCTGCCCGGTGCCGCCGTGGAGACGGACGCGGAGCTCAGGCGGCGCCAGGCCATCTCCACCGCGCTCCCGTCCCTGACCGTGTTCGAGGGCACGCTGGGGGCCGTGGCGTCCATCCCCGGCGTCACCCGCAGCCGGGGCTATGAGAACGACGGAGGCGTGCCCGACGCCGACGGCATCCCCGGCCACAGCATCTGCATGGTCGTCGAAGGCGGGGATACGGCGGCCATCGCGGAGGCCATCGCCGCGAAGAAGGGGCCGGGGGCCGGGACGTACGGCACGACCGAGGCGCTCGTGCGCGACAAGTTCGGCGTCCCCAACGTCATCAAGTTCTTCCGCCCGGTGGAGACGCCCGTGTACGCCACCGTCACCATCAGGCCTTTCCCCGGCTACCTTTCCACCACCGGGGAAAGCATCAGGAAGAACGTGGCGGAACACATCAACGGCCTGAACATCGGGGACGACGTGTCGCTTTCGCGCCTGTACTCGCCCGCGAACGCGGCCAACGCCGCCTCCTACGACATCGAGTCCATCACGCTCGGGACGTCGCAGGGCGCGCAGTCCGCCGCAAACGTGGCCGTCGCCTTCAACGCCGTGGCGTCCTGCTCGGTGGATCGCGTCAAGCTGGTGGTGCGGCCATGAGCGGCTATCTCGGCCTTGTGACCTCGGAGCACCGCGACCGTCCCCGGTTCATGGCGACGGTCGCGGCGGTCACCGATCCGCTGTGCGGGCTGCAGGAGCTGCTGGAAACCATGCGCGCCGCCTTTGACGTGGATTCCGCCGTGGGCGGGCAGCTCGACCGTACCGGCGAATGGATCGGCAGGAGCCGCCACCTGCGGCTTGAGCTGGACGACGTGTATTTCGAATGGGGCCGCGAGGCCGTGGGCTGGGCGCGGGGCTCGTGGAAGGGGCTGTACGACCCCGAAACGGGCATGGTGCGCCTGCCCGACGAGACGTACCGCCTGCTGCTCAAGGCGAAGATCGGCGCGAACCGCTGGGACGGGACCGTGCCCGGCGCGTATGAGGTCTGGGAATCGGCTTTCGCGGACACGGGCAGCCTCATCCTCATGCAGGACAATCAGGATATGTCCGTGGTCATCGGGCTTGCCGGGACGCCGCTCGACGCGGTGATGCGCAACCTCCTCCTGCAAGGGTACCTGCCGCTCAAGCCTGAAGGCGTGCGGGTGGCGTGGTACGCCGTGGCCCCGGAGCGCGGACCGCTGCTCGGCTGGAACTGCGAAACGGGCGGCCTGTCCGGATGGGGCAAGGGGATCTGGCCTGTCAGGCTGGAGCCGCTGCCGTAGGTGCGGTTTATCAGGGCGGCGATAATCGAAAGGGGGCATGGCGGACGGAAGGGCGTCCGCCATGCCCTTTTTGTTTGTCCGGAGGGGCCGGAAGCCGGGGGAGGAGCAGGAGGGGCGCGGAGCGGAGGAACTTGTTCAGGGTCGGAAAAGGCGGCATGGGCGGGCATGGTGGGCGGAAGAGGAGTTCATCATGCCCACATCCGTTATCAATGAAATTCTTTCGTTTTGCCCACAGGGGACCATAGCCAGCGGCGACATCATGGCGCTGGAGGATTACAAGAACGACGTGCAGCGCCTCCGGGGGCATCAGCCGGGGATCGCCAGACGCGAACTGGAGAACATGGCCCTGCGCCAGTCGTCCTTCGTCGCCGCCGGGCTCGCCCAGTTCGTCGCCAAACGCTACGCGCCGGGCGTCCGTGACGATGCCGATCTGGACGCGCTGGAAACGGCCATCACAGCGGCCATCACGGCCCTGATCGCCGCGGGCAACGCCCAGACCGCCACCCGCCTCGCCACGAAACGCACCATCGGCGGCGTGGCCTTCGACGGCTCGGCGAACATCCATCACTACGCAACCTGCTCGACGGCTGCCGCCACCGCCGCGAAAACCGTTGCGCTGGCGGGATTCGCGCTGGCTACCGGGGCCCGCGTCCTTGTGAAGTTCACCGTAACCAACAGCGCCGCCAACCCGACCCTCGACGTCAACGGCACGGGCGCGAAGCCCATCCAGTACCGTGGGGCCGCCATCGCCGCCGGGACGCTGGCCGCGAACCGGACCTACGAGTTCGTCTACACCGGCGCGCAGTACGAGCTTGTCGGCGACGTGGACACGAACACGACCTATCCCCTCGCAACGGCCTCCAACGACGGCCTGATGGCGAAGGGCGACAAGGGCAAGCTGGACGGCATCGCCGTGGGCGCGGAAGTGAACCAGAACGCCTTCGGCAATATCCTCGTCGGCTCGACCACCATTGCGGCGGACACGAAGACCGACACGCTGACCTTCGTAGCCGGGACCAACGTGACCCTGACGCCGGATGCTGCGAACGACAAGCTGACCATCGCCGCCAAGGATACGACGTATGCCGCGGCCACGCAGTCCGTAGCCGGCCTCATGAGCGCTGCGGACAAGAAGTCCGTTGATTATTGCGAAGCGCTCCGCCTGTCGATGATCGGCGTGCCGCGCTACTGGCGCTCGACGAGCCTCCCCGCGAATCACGTCTGGGCGAACGGAGACCTCGTCCTGTTCTCCGACTGGCCCGAGCTGAAAAAAGTCTATGATGGCGGAGGATTCACCGGAATGCTGCTCGCCTACAACGCCACCAGTGCCACCATCGCCGCCAACCTCGGCAAATGGCGCCCCAACGCCGCTAACCCCACGGGATTATATGTTCCCAAGCTGAGCGACCAGTTTTTCCGAGCTTGGACGGGAGGAGGGGGAAGCGCGGGGGGATATAACGCTCCGGGCCTGCCAAATATTCAAGGGGTGTCAAGTGGAGACAACTGCCTTACTACCCATGTCCTCTCCATAGGTTCCGTCTGGACTGGACCTTTGCGCGTTGGGTATAATCTTGAATCTGCTGGATATGGATATGAACTGCGTGCCAGTCCAGAAGTAGGAATATATGGCGGTATGCAATTTGATGCTTCACGCGCGAACGCGATTTATGGTGCATCACCGACCGTCATGCCACCGAGTGTTAACGTTCCCTGCATCACCTATCTTGGCCTTCCCGCTTAGGCCGGGAGGCCAAGATAAAGGATTACGGGCACAGCGACGTTGGCCGGGCGGTTTTCAGGTGCAGTTGAGACCTGTTCCGCAGCATAAAAATTAAAACCTTCGACATATATTGGTAATGCCCCTCCATCTTGAGCCCGTATCGCATATGTCGCCTGATGGGAAACAAATACCCCGGTATCGGTAATCACCCCACCACGTAATGTATTGCCAACACTCCCATTCAGATTGCGTATTGCATCCCCCTGATAACTCCCGGCTTCCCGACCCGCCTCAAGCGTCCAAGCTCGGAAAGACGCAGGCTATCACAAAAACTCAAGCACAGAGGCCAAGATACAGAATGACGGGAATCGCAACGTTGACCGGACGAGTTTCATCGGCAAAGCGTCCAGACGGGCCGTATGAGTATGTGTAATACTGTCCCGCATCAAGAACTATGTTTGCTTCGCTTGCTCTCCCAGAATCGTCGATTTGCGTAGCTCTCGTACCAGAGATGCCAGCATATGTTGGTATAAAGTGCTCATGACGCTGTACGGCATCACTTTGTATCTCTCCCGCTTCCCGGCCCGCCCCAGGCGTCCACCCTCGGAAAGGCGGGAGGTAGGCTGAAATTCCCTTTCAATTCACTGTGCTATTTGAAAAGAACATAGAGAGTTTTTCTGAATGGCAACCTGTTGGTGTTATGTCTTTTTTACTCCTGCCCCCCGCTTTTCCGAGCTTGGACGTCTGGGACGGGCCGGGAGGCCGGGAGCTGGCACAGGGACGAAATCAGAAACATCATTGGTGAAGGGACGGTAGCCATACTAGACGGATGGTCCGGGGTCTTGCGTCGTAATCCCGGAGGCTCCATAGATCTTTCACAAGGGGGCTATCACGGATTCGGCACATTCAGCCTTGATTCCTCGCGCGTTGTCCCCACTGGCCCCGAAAATGTCCCTGTCCATGTTTTGCAACCCGTAATTATCTATCTTGGTAACCATTTATAACTCTATGTGATTTTCAATGAACCATAGCCTTTCCGAGCTTGGACGGGGGCTGGAGAGGCCGGGAAGTACAACGCTTCGGGCTTACCTGAGCTTACGGGCGGTTTTTCAGCCTACTGCTTTAATGACGGAGATCCGTGGCACGCGATGACTTCCACAAATAGCGGGCAGAATGCTTTGACCGTAGGGTCCTCTAACGGGACACGATATACTGCCTTCACTTTTAGAGCATCTCTCTCGAATACGATCTATGGCGCATCATCAACCGTCATGCCGCCGAGCGTTAACCTCCCCGTTATCTTGTATCTCGGCATTCCAGCTTAGGCCGGGAGGCCGAGATACAGAATAATAGGTTGCCATACGTGCGGCGGAACGGTGACAGGGCCTGTCGGGACAACACGGGAGGAATCAAACGCATTGGCACAGGCGTAAACAGCCGATGTTTCAGTTGCTCCTACAAAGCC